ATTTTGCAAGGAACAGATCATCTATTCTAATGTTATGTTCAACCTGCTCTTTCCCGACAAAATTCAGGAGCATCGTCTGACCCTGGAAGGAAATATGATCATTAAGTAAAGTAGTAGCACCATAAGTATGAATTAATTCTCCCTTGTTCTGCTCCATACCACTCTCATACCCCTCAGCACTATCTTCATTGCCTACTCTGACGCCATAAAGCATCATGAGGAGACAAGCATAAGCACACCTTCCTTGAATAGTGTGTGGTTTAGTTTTTAGGATATTGGTAAACTTACTGACTACCTCGTCAGCTATATTGCCAAGTTTGGCATATCTGTTGAACTTACCCAGCTCATAGTTATCTGTGTGAGACCTACCTGTCAAACTACCCCAATAGGGATAATCCTCACCAGCATAAGAAAACTGCCCTGAAGCTTCATCGTATTCAACAGGGAGAACTGCTTCTACAACGGTGGAAAGAGATAGATCAAATAGTTTCACTTCGTATCTTTGATGCCGCTCTAATTATACAGGCTTCTTATTCCGGCAATGTCATCCGGGTGCAATTGCTCCTCGCCTGGCGCGATCTGTGCCCACATGCAGGGCACGTTCGGCAAAGCTCCGGCCTTGCTATGATCCAGCCCCATCGCGTGCCCCAATTCATGCAGCGCCACCGCCTCAAGATCCACCATGGAAGTCGTGTTCTTTCGTGGAGTGTACCCGCGTGGTGTTCCGCAATGCCAAGCGTAGTCGCGGGCGTTGATGATGATGTGCGCGCCCTGGATTACGATGCCGTTCAGGGTGAGCGACGTGTAAGCCAACAACGTCCTGTCCGGGATAAAACAACCCTTCGTATCCCATTGAACCTCGATCTGGACAGTGCCCGTCAGCGGCTTCACGATGTTGATTGTGGGGCAAGCTGCCTTCCACAGCCCTATCGCCCGCACCAAAGCCGTAGCCAGCATGGTCGGGGCCGCACCCTTAATGCCCAGAAGCACTTGCTTTGGGAAGGGCCAACGGAACGGGACGCCTTGCGCATTCAGGTACGGGGCAAAACGACTTGTTGCCCCAGCGTCAGGGGCCACGCAAAAGTATTCTGGCATCCCAATGTCCATAATTAATCCTCCACCATATTTTTGAGATTGTCTCCAATAAATACTTTATGATGTTTAACAAAGTCATCAGCCTCGGACATTCCTGCACACCAGCCTACCACATTAGAAAACTGCTAAACCAACAAGAAGCATATTTCTTCGACTGGTTAGTAGTGCCACCACCCGCTCTATTATTCTTAGTAAAAAACGGATTAATGAAATTATTTAATAAACCAAAATTTGCCATTCATGAGCCAGGAAACAAACGATATATCACAGTAATTCAAACTGAACTGAAAGTAATCTTTTATCATGAGTTCAAGAAAGAAAAAGGATTGTTAGATTATAACAATGTCTTCCTAAAACACACTTTTCTAGCGACAAGACTGGAAAATCTCCTAAAAAGCCAAAACAGAATAATTTTCATCAGACACCATATTAAGAAAGACGAATGTTTAGAACTACAAAAGACCCTAGCAGAGAAATATCAGAACTTATGCTTCGAAATAATCGCTGTCAATGAGAATAATCCACATGAGGAATGGGACCTTCCAGGCATCCAACATTATCACGTCAACGCCACTCCAAACTGGCACGGAAATGACAATGAATGGGCGGAAGTATTCAGAAAATCTGGCTTAAATAGTAGTACAAATAACACACTTTTTTAGCTGTATTGGATTTTGGCAAATACATTTATAAAACTTCCTAGCCTTAGGGTTTGTACTCTGCTTCACTGTTCTAGAAGAACACCTATTACAATTATTACAACCACTTCGCTTGATTGTCAGATCTGGCTCTAAAGCGGAAATAGGAATAAATGGGCTACCCATACTTCTATTTTTGAATTGCTTGGATATTAAGAATTAATGAATTCATTTTTTGAGGAAGGACTTGCAATGGAAGAACTGCAAAAGCCATTGGTGGAAACAATCTTGAAAGAACTTGGATGGTCTGTAATCAAATGGACTTTTATTGGTAAAAACTATGATGAATATGAGCATCTATCAATAAGAAATCATACCAGTAGAAATATAAAAGAATTAGATGAATATTCTGATTTGGAATTAAGATTAAAGCTAGACAAAGATTTGGGGATTGATGCTCTAATCACTGATGGAAGTGGATATGAGAAGGGACTTTATATAACCAATAGTCATGTGCAAATACCAATATTCAAAATAAACACCGAAAATGTCTTACATAAATCAGCAAAATACATCCTACACATAATACCAAAGAGCAAGAAACACATGGAGTTTTGTAAGTACTTTATCCTCATAGACAGAGAACTTCTAAAGCAGGCAATAATTAACGGTGTATTACAACCACAACAAATAAACCATGTTAGAGGGCATAAATCATTCTATAGCATATATTATGACAAAATATTGCGTATTGATAACTTAGTCCTAGCACATTATCCATAGGTTCTAACAAAATCTCGCATAATATCGTCAGCAGTAGCTTTACAACAAACAACTTGCCCAGCAGTAGTTCCCAAAAAATATTGACCAGCCCTAGTGGTTAATTGCTGGCGAGTAAATCCTGAGATACCACCCAACACATCAGTCGCCAAAGCAAAAGCCCTGGTGTCAACGTCTTCCACATAGTCATTAATAACGTTCAACTGTCTCACTATGTTAATGTCTGCAAGCATGTTCAATTCCTCCAAAATAAATTTGAAAGTGGTAATAATTTACCAAAAAGAAAGAGCAAATAAAAATTATTATATAAGATCTGGCTCGCATTGGACTTCATCCGAGGTCAGGTGTGAACCGACAGCCTGCCGAGCCAACCGGCTCAAACATCCGCCCAGTGCTCAGAAGCCCCAAACTTCTGAGCACAATTTAGGTAGAAATGGATAACCTCGCCTGCATCCTCCACCAATTAGCGAAAGAAATAAACAAAACATATCGCTACACAACTAAAATAAATGACAACAGAGGACATATAGCAGTATATTCAATTTCAAAAATGACCATGGCCAATCGCTGGAGCATATCGCCAGAACCAATTTGTTTCATAAACCTAAATGACAACAAGCTAGGCATCCGCAATAACAACCCATATACATATCCTTTCGGACGCAAGTGGGACCAGTGGGAGCTTGCACTTGACGACCCAAATGAATTTAGTGTTGAAAAAGTTCTAGAGATATTGGATAAAATATAATCATATTCCTGCTCCCTCTTCGTAAACCTGAGAAACAATCTGAAAACAATCAACCTCATGTAAAAACTTCACAAACAATTCAGGACAAAAAACAGGATCACTATAATAAACAACCCTATCCAAATCATGCAACACCCAACCATCTAATCGCTTGTTCCAATTGCTACTGCCCAAAATGTCAGCATCTTCCGTCCTATACGCACAAAAACTCTCAAAAAACCTAATAATCAGCAAATTAGTCCTATTGAAATCATCATCAAACCTGGAAATAGAAATCACAGGTAAGGAGCCTACCAAATAAATATTGGTAACCACCCGATAATCATCAATAGAAAGCAAAATAAAAATGAAAACCCTCTTAGCCATTTTACACAACTCAGAGCCATTGCTATATTTCTCACGAAACCGCTAGGCTTGATCTTTCTTCTCCTCTACTAGAACCAAAGAAGAATTAGAATACTCCAACTTAACCTTCAAAACCTGCACATCAGTCTTCTGATAATCAAAATTCAAAGATTTAATAACATTCTTAACAAACTCAACGCCATAGAAAATTATCCTAGCCTTAACAGTACCATCCCCAGCAACCAAAGCAACCTTCAACTTACTAGGCCACTTATGCACATAAAGGAAAGACAAATTCTCCTCAGCAAGATAAAAAGAAATAATAAGCTTCTTCTTACGAATAACAACAGACTTAACCAAAGCAAAATTCTCATCGCCGTAAGTGAGACCTTCACCCTCAAGACGAAAACGATTAAAACGGAAAACATCAGGTTTGTTAGTCTTCATAAAAATATCTACTTGCGAGCAAAAACAAGGATAGGCTCATAAGTAGTTTCACGACCCATAAAACTAGCAGTCTTCATCTGTAATTCATCAATTTGCTTTCTTCCCTGTTCTTGAGCAATAGCAATACATTCATCTCGCTGACGCTTTGGGACATTGAGAGCAATCAAGCCTCTAAACTTCTTAAAAATATTTTCAAAAATTGGTTTAGTTTTGGTCTTATTTGAATTAATTCCGTGATATAATTCTGTATTATCATAAGGAGGAGAAGTAAACAACAAATCGCCATCAGGGAAATCACAAATAGAACTGTCAGCACAAACAAAAGAGCAATCTTTTAGCTTACTTTTTGCAAACTTATATAACTCATAATTAGAGTTAACAGAAGCTTGGTTTAGATCAATGCCTTTATAATTATATTCACCATCAACACAAGCCAAAAGCCTACCACCCCATCCCATACAAGGGTCAACCACTGCCCCGCCGTTCGGAAGATATTTCTCATAAACATGCCTAGCTATCCAAGGCTTAAAAACAGAGACAGGAGTGAAGTCTTTGAAGAACTTACCAATATATTTAACCAACCCATAGATACTAACCTCAGTTTTTTTGTCCCATAAATCAATTATTGCGTTCTTTAAGATCATCTGATTACCAGGTTCCCAAGCCGCAGATATTGACTTATATTCATTGTGAGTTGAATACCAATAATAAGGAGAAAAATGTTTGATAAGTTTCAAGGCATCATCGTTTGAGCAATTGGCACTTAATTCCATCCCAGGTTTTACTTCTATTACTTTTTTCAAGCAAGAAGATAGTTCACTAATTGAATACTGAGGCCCATGAAAGCCATAATTAGCAAGCCAATTGAAACATGAAATTGGATCTTCAAAGTATATCTTCCAGTTTGTTAGATAATATATATCTTCATCTGTCATTTGAATGTCATAATATCTGCCATTCCAAACCTTCACACCAATATTATTCATCTTGGCCACCCACCATTGTTTGATCAGTCTGCGCCTATTAGGTCCAGGTATTTCAGATTGTTCTTTCGATTTAACTTCAATATACTCCTCATCAACGCAAAAATCAAGAAAACAAATACTATTTTTATACTCCAATTCAACATTGCGTAATATTTTATGCTCTGGGCCAACAGAACGTAGAAATTCAGCTTCCAATTTTGAGTCAATTTTCATCCCATATAACACCGATTTCACACCATGTGTCTTGCTCATTAATAAGGTCAAATATTCTGCTTTTGTTCTTATGGGTATATTATGCTTTTTGAGATGATGTGATATATTGCCAATCATTGTCCCTATTATATCAGCTAAATCAGCCATACTAAGTTCCTCCACGACATATTTCTGATAGAGCCAATTTCTATCATTTAGTTGCTGATGCCTAGATAAACGTTGTTGACCACCAGGTGGCTGTATATCAAAACCATATTTGCCTACTTTCCTTAAGACGCAACCATATGATTGGTCTAATTCCTTTGCAATCTGACTTATTTTTTTGTTCTGCACTACATACAATTCATATAAAACATCTTTTGGTATGTCATCACTGCGGAAGTCATATAGAGACTCAATCCCAAATTTCCTAGCTGCGACACAAACAGTATTTGGCCTAACCCCTAACATTTTTGCTATTTTAGTAAAAGAGTGTCTAGATGCTAGTTCAATTAGTTTGTTTTTATCATTTAGTTCTGTTGGTCTTTTGGCCTCATCCATAGTTCTAAACCCAATATCTGTTCTATATTTCTTTAGTTGTCTCTTAATTCTAGCAACTGGCGCTTTATATTCTTTGTGCAAGGCGTCTAAACTAACATTTCCATTAACATATTTTTCATATATTTCTTCTATTGGCAGTGGCCTAACAATTATTTTATCCATATGCTGACTGATAATATTGTTCTTTTTGCAAAAAGCAGAGACAGAACCAACATTTATATTCAATTGTCTTGCAACTGAAGAAAATGACTGTCCCGCTTCAACCATTTGTTTTATCTGTTCACAATTCATTTTCACGTCTCCAAAGTAGTTATGCCGCAAAACGTCCGTATCGTTATCTACTTAAGCCATAAAGTACAAATGAAATCCCAGCCTGAAACTGCTGGGATTTCACAATAAGCGATCAGTTCAAGGTATTAAAGATTAGAAACGGTGATAACTCCATAGAATAGTCCACCATCCTCTATTAGTTTTTTCCCGTATCGCGTCATGATGCCCTTATTTGGAGTAAAGGTATTAGGGTCCAATACTGTTGGAGTGCTCAGGAGGGGAATATAAGGTGCGTAGAAATAGCCCGAATCTAATACTGAGTTTCCCTTGAATCCAAGCAGGATTTTGCAATTCGGGAATAGCGGATCTTTGTACAGCTTGAGCTTCCCTTGAATTGTTCCCGCCGAGGTAATCCCGATGTCGATCCCATCAGCAACCATGGCATCTGAGCCACGGAAATCATTCAACTGCTCGAACTTGCTGGAAATATCGGCGCTGGTAACCATCCAGTTGGCTGGACCACGGAGTGTGGTTCGATGGATGATGTTGGCCACTTCGAGAACTTTGTAGAGCAGGGCGATGTTTCGGTCTGTGAAGTTGACCGAGGCACCAGCAGCAGTTGCAAAGTTGTGATTTGCTCTGATGCTTGCGGCGATGATGAGGTCGTTGATGACTTCGCGGTCGATTTCTGCAACCATTTCATCGGCCATGAGGTCGGTCAAGGTGCCTTCTGCGTCGATGTTGTGCACACTCTTGAGGTCTTGTGCAGCTTCAAGGCTCCAGGAGGTCTTCAGTTTGCGGGTGACTGCTGAAACGCTATCACTGTCAATGGACAGGGTGATTTCTGGCTGGTAGGGGTTGTTCTCCAAATCGTACTCGTAATCAGCCCTACATATTGCATTGGCCGGGAGTGTACCTGATGAGAAGGAAATTTCCACCACTCCTGTGGTGTGGCTGAACTTGGTTGCCCCTGAGGTGGTCATATCAACCACAACTGCTGGAGTTTCACTGTTGGAGCCGTAGACCACGTTGTCGGGGTTGCCATCACTGTCAAAGGAAACTTGCACTTCTGGGGTTGCGTCTTCGCAGTTGTCTGTGTCCTGGACGTAGATGTTGACGACGACTGTGCCCGCCAGGATGGGTTTCTGTGCCAAGGTGCCTGATACTGATCCACCACCACCAGCGATGGTGAGATCTTCTCCCTTTACTGTCTGGGAGCTGTAGTAGGGGTCAATCGCCCAGCCGTTCTGGCGAGCGAACTGTTGCGCCGTGTTTTGGCGCATGATTTGGGTGCCTGCAATCGTCTGGCCTTTGGAAATGGCGTAGCGATAGCGGATGTAGAAAATGAGAGAGGCTGGGGAACTCATGGGTTGGACACCCACGAGGTTGTCAGCAATGAGCCTGGCGTAGCTCTTGCGGATCATGGGCAGAGCAAATCTGGTGAAGTCTGCGATGTCACCTGTGGTTGTCGCTTCCTCGAAGATTGGTGAGCGCTTGCCTTGGTGGGCTTGCTGGTTCTCTAGCATGGTGCTCATGAGAGCGTACTTGCTAGGAGGGACTTCCACAAATTTGCGCAGGACAGGTGCCCAGCGGTTGACGAGCTTGTTTCGCTTGCTTTCAACAAGCAGTCGTTGCTCGCGAACCTGGGCTGACATTTCTTGGGACTTGGGAAGAAGCATCGGGGTCTCCTTTGGGGTTTGAGTTTAAGCAATCACGTCAACTTGTTCTGCAATCTTCTGAACTTCTGGGTCAGCAGCCTCTGTTAGAACGCTCTTGGGCTTGGCCGTAGCTTCAGCGATAATTTGCGTGGTCTGAGGAGTTGTTTTGGGTTTCTTCAGGCTTTGCAAAGTTTTCGCCGCAACTGGCTTGATAGTAGCTTCGGCTACCACCATTGGCGTCTTGGGAGACTTGCTTTCAAGCTGTTGGCGTTTGAGTAGCCGCATTGCAATCGTGTTCGCACGAGTTGCTTTGAGGTTTGCTTTTTCAAGAGCTTCTGAGAGTCTCTTGTTAAAGACGCGCAGCTTGTTCCGTTCAGCGACCGCAGCCTGATGATCCTCTGCATTGCCATCAATCTTGACCCCTTCAAGGAGAGCGTGCAGCTCTCTAAGGGTCTTGTTGGCTCTGGTTTCACCAATAGCCGCTTGTTTCTGAGCTTCTCTGGTAATCGTGTTCAGCCGTGATTCTAGGAAGATTTCCACCTTCCTAGCCATTTCTTTCTTTTCTTTTTCAACTGCTTCAATGCAGACATTGCGGGCAGCAGTAGCCCGATCCTTTAGCTCTGCATCATACTGAGCTTTAAGTTCAGTTTTGTAGGTCCCAAGGCCCTCTGTTATCTCCTTGACCAATTCTGGAGAGGCAGTGAGTTTCTTGAGCAAGTCTATTATTTTTTGCATTTTAAACTCCTTGGATGCCAAGAGCCTTTACAGTACCTTTGCTTGGAGAACTTAGTCCTGTGTTGAGCAGGAATTTGGTCCTATTTGATATTTGCCTGAGAGTATTTGAGAGAAATGTCAACAGCAAAATATGCTTGGCTCACTATAAAGCACAAGTGGTTTGTCTTTTGTGCTGGCTGGCAACTATTTCATTGTCTCTTCCTTTGGCCTAGCCTGTTGTGGCGTTTGATTATTCATGATTTGAGTAAGTTTTCTCCACAGGAATTACCTCATTATGGGAGGCAATTCTTTGGCACTAAAGATGACCCAGAAGGATTTATTAAGTGTTGGGTGCATCATCAAAACCGTAATGAACATCATTGGGAATATTGGATTCCACGTACCGGACACAACCGTTGCACGCCACCATACCCAGATAACGAGCCAATAGAAATGCCTTTCGGAGCATTCTTTGAAATGGCCTGTGATTGGATTGGCGCAAGCCGTGCTTATATAGGCTTGTGGCCTCAAAGGGGAAATTGGCCTTGGCTCACCAAGAACTTTGATAAAATCCGTGTACATCCAAAGACACGAGAACAACTTAAAATGTTGTTGCACCGCTACCTTGAAAACTAACAATGAAACATTTCTGTGAACCACCATCAGAGACGAAAGAATGGTACACTCCTGAGTTCATCTTCAAAGCCCTGAATTTGACCTTTGATCTTGATGTCGCCTCTCCTGGTCTGGATAAAACTCCTTGGATTCCCGCTAAGAAAGCCTACACCATTGTTGATGACGGATTGGTACAACCTTGGTTTGGGCATTGTTGGTGTAATCCACCCTATGGCTCCAGCATTATAAAGTGGATTATTAAGATGAACCAGCATAAAAATGGAATTATGATGTTATACAATAGAACTGACACACAATGGTTTCAGAAGGAATTGGTTAAAGCCAATGCGATTTGTTTCATTACCGCAAACCATTATTAAGGACCCTAAATTATTGAGGAAGTTGCTCCCTAAGACAGATGACCCAGAAGTTTTTTGGCGCATCGTAAATCCGATGTTGAAGCGAAGTATTGGCCTTTAATTTCTCCTTTTCAGATAACTTCATAATAGGAGGCTCTCATGAAAGAACTTGCACTGCAAACCTTGGAAGAAAGAAAACAAGAATTAAGTAAGTTGAAGC